AATCTAACTTCTTCTTGGCCTCAGTAAGTGCCAAGATCTCCTTCAGTGCTTCCTCTGGGAGAGCTTGGAGATTCATGAGCCGTTAACTTGTTCTATTAAGTATAGGGGCCAAGGACCCAAGACCACCCGCAGGTGGCATGTTCGCTTGTTGCATCGCCAATGGATTTGCCGCCGCAACCCTAGTTGGTTGAAGCTGACCCAAGGTCACCGGAGCCATTTGCGTATACGGAGATAACCCAGCCGTTACCACAGGAGCAGAAGGCGTGGTTACCGCATCAGCAAACGGTTGCTGAAACGGATCTAATTCACACTGCTTTGTCTCTGGGTTCATCCTATATCCCTCTGGACATGGATCATCTGGCTCCTTTACAACCTCAGTCGCAACTGGCCTATTATCGTCATCGTCCGTACTACCCACATTCATCATCGCCAACTGACGTTCTCGAACCTCTGGATCAACGTCCAAGGTGCTCGGAGCAGTGCCTACTTCTGGATCTGCAATGTCATATGGCAATCCAACCGCATCGAAAGCATAAAAACTTCCGTCTGCTCTTTGAAAGATAGGCTTACCACCCACCGTATTTACAATCTTGTCGTCACCACGAACACCAGCCAGATAACTAAGACCTTTACCAATCAACGTGTTTTGTAGTCCATACTTGGATGGACTACTTGTCATAATGTCTGTCGCGTCAGTAAACGTAGTGCCCGTTACATTTCCTCGGTCGTCTTTCTTTCCGCTCAATATAAAACCAGTGCCTAAACCTTGACCCGCAGTGTCCGTATAACCCGTCTTAGTTTTAGGATCATAACCCGTGCCAATATTCGCACCAGCCGCCTTCGCCTCTTCCTGCGATATAGAAGGTGAACCAGCCAAGTTGCGAATCGGTCCGATAGAACCTTTTGGTAGTTTACCAGCTTTCGCTAACTCATTCGCCTTCTTCATAGACTCAGCAAACTGTTTCCCTGCTTTTATGTCCGAAGATTTTGCCTTCGTAGTCGTAGGAACCGTCTTGATGTTCGATAAAGGTTTGTCCTTGGGTCTCGATTTCTTAACCGCTTCATCAAAATTTGTATCAATATCCGCAGCCGTCACACCATACTGCGCCTGATACCGTCTCGCCCTGCCAGACTCAGAAGCATTTTTCTTGCCCTCATTCCGAGCAATCGTCTGCGCCGTCCTCGCTATGTAATCCTTGGTCTTCGGCTTCGCTCCAAAGCCCATCGCTAAATCACTAAAAAATCCCATATCTCGGTCCTTGGTTCGTGGTTCACGATCACTGTACAACAATCCCAAATGAAAATACACCCACAATTTTTTCTGGGCCATAGGGACCCGTGACTTGTTTGCCGCATACAAGTCCAATGAAACTAGGCCCGAATGAATTTAAAATACCAACTATATAGTACGCATACACACATATAGTCGCCCCAAATAGGGGTGGTAGGGGTCCTTGGCCCTCGGCTCTTGGACGCGATAGGGCAAAGTAACCCCTAAACTGTATACCATTGTATACCACGACAGCTGACACTATTTTAAAAAACTTGTAAAAAATTTAAATTAATTGTGTTCTAGCTGTTGACTATTTGGTACGAATCACTATCTTGTTACTTGTAACAAGCGTTACACAACTCAATTAGAAAGGAATACAAAATGAATAGACTCGAAACACTAAGCAGAATCAGACTGCTAAAAAACGAGATTGATATACTAACCAAAGAGTACGACGAACTAAGAGGCGAAGCAGTTCGTAAGGGATACGCTGTTTGGGTGTTCACTAAGAATGGACAGCTATCAAACAGAGCGCCCGATATGAAATGGTGGCAGGAACATAGGAAGGAGTCATTCGCTAAGTTGTGCGAAAAGACTAAAAGCCCCAGTCATCCAGATCATTCAAAGTTCTGGAAAAAGCCGAGCAGATTATTCAAACCAGTCGAATACACTGCTTAATCAATCGGGGGCCTCGGCCCCCACTCAACCAAAGAAAGGGAATACAATGACTAAAGAAAAGAAACATGTTTTACCTAACGGCTATACTTTTCTAGCTGTTAGTAGCGGGTCTTATGGTTACTGGGAAAAGGCTACCGATCCAATAACAGCAATAAGAAATTGTTATAGTAGAACTAGCAGACGCAACCCTGAACCTATCTATGTAATTTACGGCAAAGACAGTGAGTTGAAAGTAAATGAAATGGGGGGCTATGGTTATGACGTCAAAAATTTACCCGTAGCTTGTGGAGTTTTTTATGTCACTAGCAGAACAATCAGGCCGATCAAGAAGGGTGATTTTAATCAAGATCGTATCGATTGTTTGCAATGGCAGAAAGAACAGATTGCAGATCATGAACGGCAAAGAGATTGGTGGGCAAAAGCTAAAAAACAAAGTGCATAAAACTAAAATAAAACTTGTGCCCCGCTTGAAAGTGGGGCATACTAAACTTGTTCAATTAGGAAAGAAAGGAAACACAATGCCTAGAACATCATTCGGAAAAACCCGTCCAGTAGATCAACCATATGCCGAGTATGCCGCAAACAATTGGGGTGAGGGAGGCACCGTTTGGAGGGTTCTCAAAACCTATAAGCATTCAGAAGCTGAAGCTAACGATCCGTATGCTCGATGGTTTGTCGCGGGTAAATCTCCACATACTCATGGATCATGGGACTATGGTGATATGTATGCTCGAGACATAAAAGAGTTTGCTAAGTTTGTGGACGGAGATCCACAATGGCGTGACGAGTACAGCGTTTAGTCTATTGGTGTCCAGCCTCGAGGGGCTGGCATCCAATGCACTCAACTAGAAAGGAAACAGTGTAATGACTACCAGGTATAACTACAAACCAGCTTGCCGTTATTGCGGCAAGCCAGGATCAAAAGATTGCGATACTATTTATGCAGATGATCCGTACAATGGAAATCAAATCATAGTCAAAGAGAAAAAAGAAATATTGAACTTTGGCAAAAGAATTGTCTACACAACCAGCGTTTGGGATGGGGAAACCTACAAGCTAAACGCTGGTAAGTTTTGCACTAATAGATGCGCGATAGCGTGGGCAAACGATAACGCAATACAGCCAAGGGAGGCAGAATAATGAAACATATACTCGATGCCCTCGCATCTCTCGGCCTAGTGGTATTACCACTAGGCGCAACGATCATAGTCTGGATCTTAATAGCTAGAGAAATAATAAGGGTGATGTGATGAAAAAAGTTAAAGATACAGACGGAAACGAATATTATGTCGCTGGTGTAATTACCAGCGACTACCCAAACAATGCCCAAATATATCCAGGCCATTGGCAAGTAAACATAGGACAGAACCTATATCCAAGTGGTAAACCTATTCCAGAAGGTGGGATTACCCTACCTTCCCATATTGCACGAAGCTGGATTAATGGTGAGATAAAGGTTAAATTAAAGTGATCCCCTGGCCCTTGGGAAATGGGCCTCCTTTCTGCAACGCGGCCTGGTTTATCCAGGCCGCAAAGCATTTAAGGAAAGGCCGCAAGGCGCAAGGCGCAAGGCCGCAAGACATACGAAAAACTTACAAGCCTTAATAATTATTTACTTGTGTTCTACACTCAATCGTTTAGAATAATCTCGAGACAGCAGAAAAGGAAATCTCAATGAACAATGCAATTTTATATGACGGGCCTAGTCTATTAGATGACAAGCCTATTGTAGTTGTTGCAGTCTATTCAAATCGCAACACTAAAACTGGTCACGTAGTCCAGACATACATTCTTTGCAAAGATATAAACCCAATGGAAGCCAGCAAAACTGGTGCAGATTTTTCTATCTGCGGATCTTGCATAATGCGTGGCGAAGTAACGACGGACCCCAAGCGCAAACTTGCAAAGGGCCGTCGTTGCTACGTCAAACTATTTCAAGGGCCGTTGATTGTTTGGAAGTCTTACAAGGCCGGGCTATATCAACCCGGCAATGCAACGGACATGGGCCGGGGCCGTTTTGTAAGGCTTGGAACATACGGAGATCCGGCAGCGGTTCCACAATATGTTTGGAACAATCTATTAAAAGAAGCTTTGACCTGGACAGCATACACACACCAGCCAGGCGAAATGTCCGAGATTTGCATGCAGTCAGCGGACACTTACCAGGAAGCAAAAGAACATTGGGCCGCTGGCCGTCGTACTTTCCGAGTAATCAAAGATCTATTAGACTTGGACAAAGCAAACGAAATACTTTGTCCAGCTTCTAAAGAGGCTGGCCGTCGGGTTCAATGTACAGCTTGCAAACTTTGCAAGGGATCGAGCAAAGCAAAATCAATAGCAATCGTGGAGCACTAAAAATGAAATACGAAACAACCGTAGACGCCTACGGACATTGGGCAATTTGTGAAGAAAACGGAGGCGATGTTATCGCGGACCTAATGACTAAGCAAAACGCAGAAAAGATTTGCCTTCTTTTAAATAGAAAACATCTTGAATGGTTGAGAGAAAGAGACAAATAATAGAACACTAAAGGGGAGGGCCGAG